CTGTGACGGTGTTGCCGCCGATGTTGTTGAAAAGGATTGTGTTGCCTGTGCCTGACTTGTTGGCGTCGGGCAAATAGATGCTCAACCCTGCGTTGGCAGAAACATCTATGATCCTCGTGGCGAGATTTTGATTGGTGGAAGTTTCTTCTGGCCAAGAAAGATAAACGTCAGCGGTGAGTGTGAGCGAACTGTAACTTATTTCGCTCGGATAGATGTTCGCGCCGCCGAAAACATCGGTATAAATAGTCATTACGCTTCACTCCTGTTCGCGGTGCGGTCCATGATGCGCTTGAGATCTTCGCCGCTGAGAGCTTGTGCTGCGCGGTCATACATGGCTTGCCACGTTTGAATGCGCTCATCCTTTTTGAGGAATGGCGCAGCTTCCAACAGTGTCGCATAAAGCAACAAGTCGGGTGCATATTCAGTTAACCAATTTGTTTGGAACTCTTCGCCCAAAAATGCAGGTTGCTCGTAATACAAGATTTCCCACGTTTGCGCGGCGACAGGCGTTGGAGCGATTATCCAGTGCTGATAATCGTAATCTGCATAGAATTCTGGCGTGCCGGTTTGAGCCTCATCGGGCCAATAATTGCGGATATATTCATACGAGCGCGCGAAAATTGGCGCGTTGTCCACCGTCATGCTGACTGTGTCGCGCCAACGGTCAGGTTTGAGGTAAACAGCCACCCCGACTTGCAACGGCGTTTGCACTGCGCGGATGAAACCTTCAATCTTGAGTTCGCGCGCAATGCGACGCTCGCCCAAAGTAATCAGGCGCGGCAACTGGTCATAGACGATTTGGTCGCTTTCCTGAGTGAAGCCGCGCTCAAGATAACGACGGACGTCCACCAGCAAGCTGTCATAGGTCATGCTGTAACTCATACTCGCTCCATCGGTATTTGCCGCTGGTTCAGCATGCACCTTTTCAAGATTATGTCTCGGGAAAGCATTTTAGGCAATGCCTATCGAAACGCACTTCAGGACAAAAACAACGCAATTTCTGCTTCACGACGTTTGACTAACCCCGGCAGCACTTTGCCGCCGCCTTTTGTCCATTGCCGGAATGCTGCGGCTGCGCTTTCCCACTCTTTGCGGTTTGCGCGCATACGCATTTGGCTTTTTTGCAGATTGCCTAGCCCGGCATTGAACGCAAAACTGACAAGAGCGTCAAAGCTTCCTTGGCGACCAACCACAGCGGGAACAAGACGTAAAACACCACGTTCAAAAGACCCGACATCAGTGCGGAATAATTGATCGATCTCTTCCTTTGTCCAGACACGGTTGTCCTCCATTTTCAGTGGATATTCTTTGCGCAGCAGCCCGGTATAGCCTTCAATTCGCACAACGGGCAAACGGATTTGTTCTTGATACAAAACATGCCCATACCCAATCGTCCAGATGTGCGCAGGGCAAAGGTATGGGCGGCTACGGAATCCTTCGTAGCGGTGCATCAACGCTTCACCTTTTGGGCTGAGTTTCACTTCTTATTCCATTGACGAGAACCGAACCAAAAACCAACGATACCGCCCAACATCGCCATCTCGTCGTCCGAGAATATTATGCTGGAATACTTGATCACGTCGTCAATGTTTTGAATCAGGGTCGGGTGAGAATACAGAAAGTACGCCATAAACGCATTGATGGCTACCAACTCGCCGACAAATATATACGTGACAGTTGGGCGCACCGTCCCAACATAGCTGGCCACCCATTGACTGGCTTTTTCAAGCACTTTTTGGTCGTGCGCCAGCGCCGCTTCCGTCATGCGCGCGTCGGTTTCCATGGCCACTTGTTCGACCCGGATTTCTTCCATTTTGGCTTGCGCGGCGAACCCTGCTGCCGCCAGTTGGAGCTCACGTTCGGTTTGCAGTTGCATCAACGCAAGCTCGTGCTTTTGGTCTGCTTTGTTTTGGAAAAACTCCAAGACCTTGGGTAAGCCAGAGATCAACAAGCCGCCGAGTGTGGAAAATAATGAAAGCATGTCAGACTCCTTTGTCGGCTACAACAACATTTTCGCCTTTGCGGACAGTGACTTTGTCGCCTTCCACGTCCACGCGCATGGGCTGTTCTGGTTTGTCCAGTTTGTCAAGCTTGTCAATCAACTGCTTCATAACCTCAAACTCAGGCTTGTCCTGCTTGGGAGTTGCCCCAGCGATCCCGTTCAGCATGGAGATCAAGGCAGTCAAGGCAGCGCCCAGCAGACCCATGACAGCCGCAATCTTGTTCTCTTCAAGAAACACAGACGCCACCACGCCGATCACAACGATGGAGGTGATATAAGCCAGCCCGTGCTTGCCGATGGCTTTGCCTGCCACTTCTTTGGCGCTGGAGTTTGCCTCCAGTCTGTCTAGTTCAGCTTTGGCTTGTACCTTGAAAACCGCGAGTTCTTGGTTGTCCATGAGTCAACTCTTTCAATTTGTTGATCAAGCTATTGCAAGGAAAATGTACGTCCCACCGTTTGCGTTCAACCCTACCGGAGCCGCTGCGGTCACTTGGAAGCCCACAGACGTTGTGTCAACGTAATTTGTTCCAGTCACTTCAACAGCGTTTGAGTTTGTTAGTAAATATGGGTCATTGCCACTTGTAATTCCGCGAGCAGAATCATAAACATACCAATCCCCTGTGCTATCAGTACGCTTTATCAAGATAAATCTTGCACCTGAAGCAAAACCGCAGTTGATGGTTTGTAGAGCTCCTGTGCCTGTGTAGCTGCCTACTTTAGATACGCCTGTTACTGTGGCGAATAGGTAGGAGACATAGGTGCTTGTGTTGTCATTAACATTTGCAGAATCAAGTGCAAAAGTTGTGCTGCCCCAGTTGTAAACCAAATTGCCGCCATAATCTGCTTGTGCAGCAGTGGTATTTAACCGTTGGTAATAAGTATTTTTATTTGTGTAATTAGCGTTACAGACAAACCATCCATCAACACTACTTCGTTTTTTAATAATTATCATCTCTGGCGTAACGCCAAGATTGTGTGAAACGGTGCGACCAGCAACACCATTCCCCGTATAACAAACTATATCAAAGAACCCGGGAGCTCGACGGAAAAAATAGTTAACCCAATTTCCATAAGATGCAGTGTTCCAGCCAGTTCCTCTGGTTATATTTTGTGAATCTGCTTTCAACTGAACGTAAGGACTTGCCGCTCCTGCTGCGGTTTCTGCGTCAGTGAGCGCTGTATTCAAACCAGCGCCAGAAGCAGAAAAAGTATTATTTGGCACTCCAGCACTGCGAAGTCTATCAACAACCAAAAGTTGCATAGCTGAAGTTCTTGAACTTCCGTTCCTTGAAAATGTATTGATTAAATCTGGAGGAAACGGAACTCCAGTAGAATCAATGCTGTCAGCTTGAGAAATGGTCAGAGGATAAAACACACTCGTGCCAGTCGTAGGTGGTCGCATAGGCCCACGACGGACAGCGATGTAAATGTAGGTATTCGCAGATGCATTAACATTCGCGTTGGCTACTTTTAATTGAAATCCAGTAGCAAGAGGATCGACATAATCAATACCAGTAGCCTCAGCAGCAGAAGTATTTGGTAAAAGATATGGGTCAGAATATCCGACTGGCATTCCGCGCATATTGTCGAACATAAACCAACTAGCGGCAGCAGTAATATTTTTTATTATTAGAAATTGTGGCTCATACCCGAGCGTAATTGTTGGGCCTGTGGCAGAACCATTGCCAGTATAACTTCCACAAGTAATCACATTGTCTGTGTTGTTCGGCCCAAATCCACCGGCGTCATGAGCGAATAGGTAAGCGACGTAGGTGCGTCCAGTTGCATTTACGTCATTGTCTGCGCCTACCGTAAATACAGAAGATGTGGGAGCGGTGCTGTTCCAATAGGTGGTCGCAGTGATCTGTGCGCCGGTGGTGTTTAATTGCAACGCGTTTGCTGCGCTGGAAAGACTGCGGTGATAAACAGCCCAATCAGTTATATTGCTCGTGCATTTAACGATTATACATCCCGGCACAGAACCAAGATTGTGAGGGATAGTTCTTCCTGCTGTAGAGTTGCCACTCCAAGTCACCACATCAAAGAACTTCTCCTGTTCACGGAATGTCCATGAGGCGTAGTTGTCTGCGTTAGTGTTCATCCCACTGGCGACAGTAAAACCAGTAGAATTAAAAGCAGGCAATCTGTCTGTATTGCCTTGAGCAGCAGTTGTGTTGGATGAAAGTTCCTTATTTACCCCACGCACGGTGTCATACAAAGCATGAGAATCTGCTGCACTTCTTTTCTTCAACCACACCAAGCCGCCCTTACCGGACAGATCAACCCCGTTAGTGATCGTCTGCGTAGAGCCGTTGCCAGTGTACAAATACGTCGAGAACACATCCTCGATGGCATTCACAGCATAAGAAGGCCACACCCCGGCTTGCCTATATTGCAAAGCCTGATCAAGCGTCCACACCCCCGGAGCAGGAGAAGCCGGGAACGAAGACGTAGGGTCTACATTAGCCTTTGTTATAAAGCCGCCGGGATATTGTTGTGACATTGATTACTCCGGTTGAACAGGAAAATCCACTTCCCAAGGAAATCCAGCTTGGGCTGGAAGATCACGCAAAGCCTGACGATAATCCAAATACTTTGAAGAAATGGCATCAGGCACATCTTTCACCTGCGACCAATCAGTTTCTGTCAATTTGCGATTGCGCTCTTGACGGACGTTTTGAGCCTGCGCCGCAT